TTGCCTCTTGTCTCGTGGGCTCGGAGATGTGTATAAGAGACAGAAATAACACTATGTCTAACAAATGTTGACTTGCAATTATTTCTTGACCACTACAATATAATTGGTGATGTTACGTGGCTAGGTGGGTGGAAATTTAGGGCGGCGGTAGGCCTTTTTGATAACTATATTGATAAATGGTATAGGATTAAAGAGGAAAGCACTAGAACAGGAAACAAGGGAATGCGAACTCTTGCGAAGCTTATGCTTAATGCTCTTTATGGCAAGTTTGCTTTAAATCCCCACGTGCAAAGTAAAAATCCGTATTTTGACAAGGAAGAAAACATGATTAAGTATAGGCTAGGCGAGGAAGAAGAACGGGAACCATTATATTTGCCTGTTGCCTGTTTTATAACGGCTTATTCTCGGGAGGACGTTATCAGAAACGCTCAGGCAAATTTTAACCGTTTTATTTATGCCGATACTGACAGCTTGCACCTTGTAGGGACAGAACCCCCGGAAAATATGGATATTGATGATTATAGACTTGGCGCATGGAAACAAGAAAGCCGATTTATTAAAGCCCGTTTCTTGCGTGCAAAGTGCTATATTGAGTTTATACCTGATAAAATACCGGGAAAGCAAGCCAGGGTAAAAGCCAACAATTTGAGAGTAGGAAAGTACAAGAAAGAAAAGTTATATTATGCCCCGGCAAAGGTAACTTGCGCCGGTATGCCCTCTACTTGTCATGAATATGTGACATGGGAAAACTTTGCAGTAGGTGCCAGTTATCCCGGGAAAAAGCGTTTTAAGACTGTGCCCGGCGGTGCTGTCCTGGTAGAAACGCCTTTTAAAATCAAGGAAAATCCGCTATCCCCTTGACCCCTATCCCTCACTCTGCTATACTATTCATAGAAAGAACGGAAAAATAGAGAAGGGAGGTGACAAGATGACTGCCCAGGATGTAGTGACCTTAATCCAGACTGTGGGCTTTCCTATCGTAATGTGCGGCGCAATGGCATGGTATGTAAAGTACATTAGCGACAAAAACCGAGAACAGATTACGGCAGAACGTGAAGCCCATAAAGAGGAAATGAACGAAGTAATAAAAGCAATCAATAACAATACCATTGTTATCGAAAAACTGATTGCCAAGTTAGACACGCCTGTTATTACAACAAAGGCGAGTTAAAGGGAGGTGTAAAAGTGCTTTTAGGTGTAGATATTTCTAGCTGGCAAGCCCCCGGTGCAGTAAATTACAATCAATATGACTTTGTAATTATCAAGGCGAGCGAGGGCAAAAACAGCAAAGACCCCGGACTTGACAGGCATTTAACCGGACTGTTTGGTACAAGTGACCCAACCCCGCAAAAGAATAAATGCTATGGGTTTTATCATTACGCAAGACCGGATTTAGGTAATACTCCCGAGCAGGAAGCAAAGAGTTTTCTATCTTATATCGGCGGGCAAGTTGGTAACTGTATTATGGCGCTCGACTGGGAGGGCGATAGCCTTAATTACAGCCCGGAATGGGCGAAAGGATGGCTTGATTATGTCTATAAACAAACAGGTGTTCGGCCATTGCTTTATATTCAAGCGTCACAAGCTAAACTTTCCAAGTATTCCCCCATTGCGAAAGCAGATTATGGGCTTTGGGTGGCCCATTGGGGCGTTACCTCCCCCGCCTACTCAAGCTGGGCGAATTGGGCTATTTGGCAGTATAGGGGTAGCCCGTTAGACCTTGATTATTTTAATGGCACAAAAGAACAATGGTGGAAATACTGCGGAAGGGACGATGTGGAGGTGGAAGACTTGAACGAAGCACAGACAAGAAAAATCGCTGATGAACAGATAGCGGCATATTTCAAGAAGCTGGAAAAGGAAACTGATTCAAGCGCATGGGCTAGAATGGCCATTACATGGGCCATGACTAACGGCATTATGGTAGGCGACAAAGAGGGTGACCCCAAATCTTTTAGGCCTAAAGATTTGCCCACACGTGAAGAACTTGCACAGGTAGCGTATAACATTTATAAAAATTTCATTGCAGACAGATAAAAGAAAGGCCCCGGGAAACCGGGGCTTTACCTTTATGGAGGTGGTATCATGTTAAAGGGACTTGACGTTTCATCTTTCCAGGGTGAAATGGATTTTTCATCATATGATTTTGTAATTATTAAATCAAGTGAGGGTGTTAATTTTGTAGACCCCGGTCTTGAACGCCATGTAAATAGCGCTTTAAAAACTGGGACGCCTTTCGGTTTTTACCATTATGCCCGCCCTGACTTGGGCAATACAGGCGCGGAGGAAGCCCGCTCAATGCTTCAATATATAAAAGAGTGGGTAGGTTCTTGCTTGATTGCATTGGACTGGGAGCAGAAAAGCCTATCCTACCCTGTTTCATGGATAAAAGAATTTTTGGACACAATTAAAGAAGAAACTGGCGTGGTGCCGGGGCTATATATCCAGGCCAACCAGGCAACTAATAGTAAATATGCCCCCATTGCTCAAGCTGGGTATTGGCTATGGGTTGCACATTGGGAGACTTCTTCCCCTTCTTATTCTAACTGGGATACCTGGACGGTATGGCAATACCAAGGAAGCCCGCTCGACTTGGACTATTTTAATGGCACTGTTGAGGACTGGACAGAGCTTGCAGGGGGTGGAACTCCCGGGCCTGGGCCTGGGCCTGGGCCTGGGCCTGAGCCGGAACCCACCCCCGTTCCCACGGAATGGAAAAAGGGCAATCGTTATTTGTCGCAATCTGAAATGGAAAACAACGTGCTTATTATTAACGACTATTTTTCTAAATTGGGCTGGACACTTAACGCCATTTCAGGCATGTTGGGAAATATGCAAAGGGAATCAACTATCAATCCGGGAATATGGCAGAATTTAGACCCTTCTAATCCTAGTGTGTTGGGTTATGGCTTAGTAGGTTGGACACCAGGCACAAGGATTACTAATTGGCTACGTGAACAAGGGTATGCAATAGATGATGGATTTGGCCAATGTGCTAAGATATGGGAAGAATGGGCACACCCCGAAAGGGAAGTAGTGTGGATACCTACGGAACGTTATCCCATGACTTTTGATGAGTTTGTACAGTCAAGTGAAAGCCCCGAGATTTTAGCAAGTGTATTTTTGTATAATTACGAACGTGCAGGAGTGGCGGCAGAGGAAGAACGCCGCACAAATGCAAGGCACTGGTTTAACTGGATACAAGAGCACCCAACGGGGGGTAAGTACGTTCCGAGACTTGATAGCAAAGGAATCGAAGGGAATCCGTATTGGTATGATGATAATCCATTTTATACAGCGGGGTATGGGTTACCGAACTGTACATGCTATTGTTGGGGGCGTTGGTGGGAAATACAAAATGTCCGCCCTGAGCTTCCACTTGGCAACGCAAATACTTGGTGGAATGATGCCCTAGAAATGGGAAAAAAGACTGGACAAGAGCCACAGTTAGGTGCTATAATAGTTACATGGTATAGTGACGGTGGACACGTTGCAGTAGTCGAACAAATAAATGACGATGGAAGTATTGTTACCAGTAACTCGGGATGGCCTGATGACTTCTTTTGGATAGAAACACTCTACCCCTCTAATGGTTATGTGGCTACTTCTTGGATGCCCAGCGAAGCTTACGTCCAGGGCTTCATTTATTTAGACTATCCCCCGCAGGGCGGGGGCGGCGTTGACCCCGAACCACCTAAACCGCCAACGGCCAGGGTGCAAAAGGGCGGAATAGGACTTTATTTTAATCCTTGGCTTAGATTGAAAGGAAGGTTATTTTAATGCGTAACAGGAACACGATTAACAAAATTTTAGGCGAAGTTTTGGAAAGTGCAGGACTTACACCGGAAATGGAAGAAAAGCTCGGTATTATCAGGGATGAACTGAATGAGCGTGAAACTATCATTAAGGGCACCTGCCAGGGCTGGCTTGATGATGGGGAAGACGCTTTCACAGTTACCCCGAACCAGGCCGACGCAAACGACTATAAAGGAAAGTACGAAAGCCTAAAGGCCCAGTATATTGAGCGGTTTTTCAATCCCCCGGAGGAAAAAATCAAAACGCCGGATATTGAAGAACCCACAATTATGGAGCCACAGGCAAAAGATATCAGTGATTTATTTAAGGAGGTATAAACTATGGCTAGTATCCCCAAGAAAGAAAATTTGAACGCCACCGCCGCCGATGTTGTGAACAGCGTAGCGAATGCGGCTGGGCTTACCAATGTTCCCCACGTGCTAAACGAGGGTGAAGCCTTGGCAGATGGCACCAAGGCTACTCGTGCAATGGCTTTGCAGTCTTTGAGAGCCGCTGGCGAAGCTATCAGCGATTTCCAGCCCAACGCAAATGCTTTTCTTAATGCCCTTGTGAACCGGATTGGTCTTGTGCTTATCAACTCCAAGTTGTATAGCAACCCCTGGGCCATGTTTAAGCGTGGTATGATGGAGTACGGCGAGAGCATCGAAGAACTGTTCGTGAACATTGTTTCCGCCCAGAACTTTGACCCGGAAACCGCAGAAAATGAGGTTTTCAAGCGTAAACTTCCCGATGTGCGAAGCGCGTTCCACACCATGAATTACCAGAAGTTTTACAAGACCACTGTTTCCCAGGCCCAGCTCCAGCAAGCTTTCCTGTCTTTCCAGGGTATTTCCGATTTGGTGGGCCGCATCACAGAAGCCCTTTACACCAGCGAAAACTATGACGAATTCCTGGTGATGAAGTACATGCTGGCTCGAGCGGCCTTGAAAGGGCAGTTTTACCCCGTTTCTATCCAGGCCGCAACCGCCGAAAACAGCAACGCCATTGTAACTACCCTTAAGACCATGAGCGACAATCTTACTTTCTTGAAGTCCGATTATAACGTTGCCGGTGTGCACACTTTCACCGACAAGAATAATCAGGTGTTCATCATGTCCACCGCCTTTGCCAACATGGTGGATGTAGAAACTTTGGCTCTTGCTTTCAACATCGATAAAGTGGAGCTTATGGGGCGCATTATCCGGGTGGATTCTTTCGGTTTTGATGCAAGCGAGATTTCCCGCCTTGATGCGCTTTTGGGCGAAAACCCTGGATATGAAACTATCCAGGACGGTGACAATACCAAGCTGAAAGCCCTTCCCGCTGTCTGTGTTGATAGCTCCTTCTTTATGATTTTCGACAACTTCCAGCAGATGACGGACGCCTACAACGGCCAGGGTTTGTATTGGAACTACTTCTTGCACGCATGGAAAACTTTCAGTACTTCCCCGTTTGCCAACGCACTTCTGTTCAGCACTGAAACACCTGCCGTTTCTGCTGTTGCCGTCACTCCCGATACTGCAACGGCTTCCCCCGGTGCTTTGCTGTATTTCAACGCCAAGGTAACTAATGCGGGGTTTGCACCTGCCGGTGTGAAATGGACTATTTCCGGTAATTCTTCCACCAATACAACCATTGATGCGCAGGGCCGTTTAAAGCTTGCGGCGGATGAAGCCGGGCCTACTATTACCGTTACTGCTACCAGTGTATACACTGCAACCGCTAAAGATACCGCGACCGTGACTGTTTCCGCATAAAAGGAGGGCTAGGGTGTGGCCTATGAAGATGTTTTCTTAACGCCTAATCCGCCCTACGTGCCTAAAAACGAGATACGCATATGTAAGGGCGTTTGTTTCGAACCGAATTATAGTGATACTATTCTTTGGGCAGATTCAAACGCCCAAATGCGTTATATTGTCAGCTGTACCAAGCAGAGGTTTGAGAACATTACACCCTTTCGAGTTATGGAGGGTACTGTACTTGTTCCGGGTCCGGCTGATGATTACCTAGAATGCAACTATGTTGCATTTACTAACACGGATTTTGGCACAGGCAAATGGTGGTTTGGCTTTATAACACAAGTTGATTTTATAGACATGTACACAAGCCGAATTCATTATGATATCGATGTTATTCAAACGTTTATGTTTGATATTGATTTAGGATACGGGACTTTTGCCGAGCGTTACCACGCTGTTAACGATGCAATAGGAAATAATCTGATACCAGAAAATCTTGAACTCGGAGATTATATTATTAACGATGCAAAACGCACAGAAAAATTTGATAGTTATAAAATAATCGTTGCGGCAACCGTAGATAAATACGGAAGTAGTGTATCGGGTGGTTATTATAACGGTATTTACAGCGGTTTGAATTACCTTGAATTTGACACAGCAGAAGAAGTAAATGATTTCATAGATTTAATGACAGAGAATAATAAAGCAAATAGCATTGTTGCGATTTGGATGATGCCAAAAACATTCGTGGCGGCGAAAGGAACAAACAGTGCTTTAACATTAACTTTTAATTATCAAGGTGCATATAGAGAAACGCTTGACGGATACAGCCCTAAAAACAAGAAGCTTTTAACGTATCCTTATAAAATGCTGTTAGTTTCTAATATGGCGGGACAAAGTGCGGAATATCACTACGAATATTTTGCAGATGACCCAGGGCAAAACGCCTACCATTTTCTTATGGTGGGGGATTATTCGCCAACACCAACGATTAAGCTTGTACCCCAGAGTTACAACGGTATGCCGCCGTTTGGGTTAGATGAATATGGAAACGCTTTTGATTATGGACTAACTATATCTGGATTTCCACAATGTGCATGGATAACCGATGCTTACCAGGCCTATCTTGCACAAATGGGAAGCGTGTCCGCGCTGGGTATGACTTTCACAGGGCAGGATTTACAGTTGGGAGCACAAGTAGCTAGCGGAATCGGAAATCTGTTAAGCGCAAATATTGGTGGAACTGTATCAAGTATTTTCGGGATTGCACAAACACTGGCTAAACAAAACGCCACAAGAAGCTTACCACCCCAGGCGAGCGGGCAGACGGCTAACGGTGCGCTTGTCGCCATGAAAGCAAAAGATTTCCTATTTACTGATTTAAGCATTAGACAAGACTATGCAACAAGACTAGATAAATTTTTTACCATGTTTGGATATCAACAGAATGATGTCATTACAATAGGTAAAATCACGAAAAGCATTTATTTAAATAGTAGAAAGAATTTTAACTATATCAAAACTCAAAACGCTCTTTTACAGGGAGATGGAGAAATCCCGCCAGCTTATGCAGAAACAATTCAGAATTGCTTTAATAATGGTATTAGATTTTGGCATAATAAAGATGAATACGGAAATTTCTTTGCAGATAATTCTATTGTATAAGGAGGGTAGTCATGGGCAAATCAAGACGACTAAAGAGATGGGCGAGCGCCGAACTGAACAACGCGACATATATTGATTACTTTGATAGGCTTTCGGCTATTGCCATGAATCGCTTTGAGTGGGAGGGCGTACCGGATACTATTGATGTGCGTTTTATGGAGCGTTCGCTTTTTGAACGTGGCTATTGTGTATTCTTCAAAGACCCTGTTATTGGGTATCTGTGCCTTAACGCTAACCTTGGAGGGGCTTTTGATGTATACGATATTCCCCAGGTGCGTCATGTTTACGCCAGTAATGGACAGTATAATAATACTGTGACAAAGGCGGATAGTGTTATTATATGGAACAACTACTTGCACAAAAGTGATTTCATGACAACACAGTTAGCGGCTTTACGTTTAGCAGACATTCAAAGAACTATTGACGTGAATGTAAAAGGACAGAAAACCCCTAAAGTTATCCTTTGCAGTGAAGAACAGAGATTGACCATGAAAAATCTGTTTATGCAATGGGATGGAAATGAACCGTTTATTTTCGGCGATAAGAGCCTTGCACGAGAACAAAATGTAGATGTGTTGGATACTACGGCACCCTACGTAACAGATAAGTTAGAGGTACAGAAACATCAACTTATCAACGAGTATTTAACGTATTTAGGCATTGAAAATAATAACCAGGACAAGAAAGAACGACTGATTGCCGATGAAGTAGCAGGTAGTTATGGCTTTACAGAAATGGCTAGAAATGTAGCTTTGCAAAGCAGACAACAGGCTTGCGAAGAAATTAACCGCATGTTTGGCATTAACATTTCAGTAAAATTTAAATCTGAAATGAAAACAGTTGTAAACAGTGAAAAACCTAAGAAGGATAAGGGAGGGGAAAAAGATGGCTAAATACACAACAGAGGTATTAAGCATCGTGTATGCTAACAGCAACGAAAAAAGCCCCCTTTTAACTAGAATCGATGAAGCGAATAGAAACTACATTTTCAATTTTGATTATCCGATATGGGAAGAAGGACACAGGATAGAGCTTGAAAGAAAAATAACTTTGCATTATTTAAGGCGTGAAATAGGTCTGGAAACCGTTGAAATGTGGCGCACATACCTTATAATGAAGATGAATGAGATAATGCCTTATTATGTAGAGTTATATAAAACGATAGTGAAAAATTATAATATCACATATGACGTAGATATCACAGAAACCTTAAAAAGAACCCTTGATAGTAAAGCGAATGAAACAGGAAAAGCAACTGCTACCACCAATCAAGACGGCACTACAAATAGCAACACATTGATTAGAGATTACCCGCAGGCACAAGTTAACCCTGACCGTAATAGCTTATATGCTTCCGGTGCTCAGCAAAATGAAGGTAATACAAATTTAAGTGGCAAGGATATAACAGACAGTGAAAGAACTAGAACAGGTAACGATACAGAAGAAACCACAAAAACGAGAAAAGGCCTATCGGGTAACCGTTCTCTTGCGCAAATGATTAAAGATTATCGCGCTATGATACTTAATATTGACATGCAGATTATCAACGACCTTTCTTCCCTATTTATGGGTGTTTATTAAAAGGAGGTGCTTTCAATGGCTTCTAACAATTTTAAATTCTACTGTCAAAAGGTTTTGCCTTTGGTGTATGACGAAAGTTTGAGCTACTATGAGGTGCTTTGCAAACTTACGGATTACATGAATACCATGTTTGAAAATCAAGAAAATTTTGAAGCCGCTCTAGCTCAGCTTAATTTGCAACAGCAAAACCTTGCGAACCAGTTTATTGAATTGCGGCAAAGTGTTTCGGCTGACCTTGCCGAGATGAACGAAACACTAGAGAAAATCAAGAACGGTGATTATATAGATTTATACCTTGACCCCATTAAAGAGTATATTGATGAAAATGTGCAAAAGCTTGTTGCGCGGATTGTGTCTTACGTTTCCTTTGGGCTTACGGCAGATGGTTATTTCAGTGCTTACATACCCGATTCATGGGATTTTCTGGGCTTTGATACTATCCCCTATGGTGACCCGCTCGAATGCCATTTGGTGCTGAATTGGTAAGGGGTGATACTATGCCTGAAAAATTTAATGAGCTTTTATTAAAGCCGGATATTATAGAGCTTTATAATAGCGGTATCACTCCTGACTATGGATATCTGATGAACGGACGCTTTGAAAAGGATATGATAAAAACGTTGTACCCCTTAAAGACTTTAAGCGGGAATCCTATAACCTGGGAAGCAAGCGACATGGAATATCTTTTTCCGGTTGTAAGTTTAGCACCCAAGCAAGCGGGCAGTGGTGACCCCAGCCCCGAGAATGTAAGGCCGATTTCTGGGTGGGATGAAGTGGCTGTTACGCGAACCGGGCAGAATCTTTTAAAATTCCCCTATTATTCTCCCGGTGGGCCGGCAGAATCTTATAACGGTATCGATGCCCAAATCCATGAAAATGGAAGGATATCTATACACGGTACTACCGCAAAGACTGGCTACAATTTTTTCTTTCAATTTGAAAAGAATTTCTCGATTCCGCCAGGAAAATATTATATCGATGCGTTTGGAGCAGAACTTCCGGAAGGAGCTTCCGTTTTAGTTCATAGTAGTGCATTAGGGGTACTTGCAAATATCGCTGCAAATCAAAAATCTTTTACGCTTAATGAACGAATTGGAGTGAATATATATGTAAATAGCGGAATAAGCGGTGTGCAATTTAATATTGACGCTTTGGGTGTGATGCTATGTGTACAATCTGCGCCAACTGCATTTATTCCATACACCGGCACCACGGCCACCATTACCCTTCCCGAACCCATCTACGGCGGCACGGTGGATGCGGTAACGGGGGTGGGGAGTAAGACTTGGGGATTTATTGCCAGCTATAACGGGGAATCACTGCCGGGAGAATGGATTAGTGACCGGGATGTGTATTCCGCTGGGGCAACCCCCACCACCGGGGCACAGGTTGCTTACATACTTGCCACTCCCGAACCTTTCCAAGCCACCGGCAACCAGCGGTTGACAAGTCTTGTGGGTTATAATACAATATACACAAACGGGGATTCTATAACACTAAACAGAAAAGCAAGGAGGTTAGAGGTATAATGGCTAATAGATATATTGGTATGCGCTACGTCCCTAAGTTTTATGGGGAATGGGATGCAGAAAGCGAGTATGAACCCCTATCTGTTGTAGTATACACTGACGGAAACGGTTATACTTCAAAGAAAGATGTGCCCAAAGGCGTAGCGCCTAATGAAGATAATGGCGAATACTGGGCTTATACTTACCGTGCCGGTGGTTCGGTAACTTCCGTGCCGTGGGATGCTATTACCGGAGTACCCGCCACGTTCCCCACAACGTGGGAATCTATCACGGGCAAGCCGGAAAGTTACCCCGTTAAATGGGCAGATATTTCAGATAAACCCACCCAGTTTACACCTTCTGCCCACAAACATGGTACTTCTGATATACAGGGTCTTGATACAACTCTATCAACTTTGCAAACTGGTTTAAGCAAGACGGCTAACAAGACGCTTGACAATGTGGCAAATTCTGACTTTTTGACAAAGGCAAAGGCCGCCGGGGTTATACCGGAAGAAGGAGCCGTGACATGGGATGCAATTGAAGGAAAGCCAACTACATTCCCCACAAGTTGGAACGATATCAGCGGCAAACCAACCACGTTTCCCCCGGCTACGCACAGCCACGCACAAGGTGATATTACGGGCCTTACTGATGCAATCGGTGGGTTGCAACAGAGCATCTCGGCTTTTCCCCAGAATTACGCCAATATTACATTAAGCAACGTGGACAATGAAACCTTTAAGCAGAAAGCAGAAGCCGCCGGGGTTGGCGGCGGAGGTGGAAGCTCTGGAAGTGTGACATGGGATAATATCCAAAATAAACCTTCTACCTTTACACCGTCTTCCCACACGCACCCAACAAGCGAGATTACGGACTTTAGCACGTCTGTAGAATCTGCTATTAAATCGTCAAGTGTAAATACGAATTTAACTGCATTGCAACAGCAGGTAACTTCCATGCAGGCGGGCATTGAAACGGCAATTTCCGATGCTGGTAAAGCCTTAAACAAAGCAGAAGATGCACAATCTGACGCAAGTAGTGCTCTAAGCATTGCCCAGAGAGTGGACTACAATTACATTACTAGCGAAACCAATGGCACTATTACAAGCGGTGTAACGTACAGGGGCAGAAAATGGAGCAACGGCTATAAAGAACTGTGGATTAAGTGCAATGTTAATAATTTATCGTGTACAACGGCCCTTGGAAATTGGTTCCGCAGTAATTCAGCGTACTTCACCCTTAACTTGCCTAGCGGCTATACCTTTACTAACGAGCCTTACATAAATATGACTTTTACAACAACCGCAAACCTGGGCGGTATAGTGTGGCCTAACATGGATACAAGCCAGAACATTCGGCAACGTGTTTGCCCGTTCTATATTATCCGCCCAACAAGTGGGAATGCAACCGGATATGTGACCATTTACATGTATGGCAACTAAGGAGGGAGATAAATGAAACCACAAAACATTTATGTTGGTGCAAGATATGTGCCCCGCCTTATGGGCGAATGGAACAATGAAACAGCATACGAAGCCATTGACCTTGTGACGAGTAACGGTGTTGGATATGTATCAAGAAAGCCTGTCCCTGCTGGAACTCCCGTCACCAACAAAGAGTATTGGGCTTATTGGTCGAGCGGTGATGTTGCTGTGGATGAACTGACTAACAGGGTTAGCAGTTTGGAAACGGTAAGCCAACAGCACGAAACAGCGATTGAAACATTAAATAATAATATCTCTTGGATTGTTCCCAGCACTATTCATGGTGACGGTATCACAGATAATGCAATGCTTTTCAACGCCCTTGACGCTGAAACGCCAATCGTTCTTCTGCCGGGCACTTATAACATCAGCACAGATACTACCATCCCATGCTATGTGCAATTTATGCCCGGTGCTTATCTACATTATACCGGTGACGATAAGTGTACTGTAACATTCTTGAAATCGTTTATTGCCGAACAAAATGCACAGGTCTTTGACGGCAAAATCATTGTACGAGATAGCTTTTCTAATAATGTAAAAGCGCCGTATTTTAAATGGTTTGGCGGTGACGAAAACAAGAGCACCAGCGAAAACACCCCTATTTTGCTTTGGCTCTTAAGTGCTGAGTTTGGAGCGACTGAAATTAAATTTAGCCCTGGCTCTTATCAGTTTGGTGATTTAAGCACAGCTTTTCAAGCTTTTAAGCCGGTGGGCGAAGAAGTTACCATTTCAGCCGTAAAAATGCCGAAAGGCACATACAACGGCATTACGTTCACAGGTATCGAGGGAACAGATGGAAGCGATTATCACGATTGCATTTTTAAGGTAAGTGCGCCTGTAAATGTGGGCAATAATTGCACGCTTGAGCACTGTAACTTTGTTTTGAGCGGAACAGCCAGCGGTGATGCACTCATTTTAGGAAGTGGGAATACTTATAATGGATGCAATATCACGGGCACCGTTGGTGGGACTACTTCCGCAATTTTCCAAGGGAACACAAAGGTTGACACGCTCAATATCACTGCCCTTAACACTGTTACCGGACAGCTTGCCACAGGTGAAGTAAAAGCGAAAAATGTTAGCTTCGGAGCAAGTGCAAAAGTCAATTGCACCGGGTTGGAAACTTATCAAAACTGCGTATTTCAAAATGTTACAATCAACACCAGTTATAGCGCTGGCACAATCACCTTTGTGGGGTGCCAGTTTGAAGGAATCAATTTTGAGGGCACGGGAAACACCCCTGTAAAATTCATAGGGTGTAAATTTTCCGGGTCTACTATCACGATTCCTACCAACGCCACAATGGAAGGGTGCAACCTGAATGGCGTAAATGTGACAAACAACGGCACGCTTGTGGGTTGTATCGCCGGTTCAGTCACCGGGAACGGTGCTAAAGTAGGGTGCACAGTAGGCGGCAGATATGACCCCGGAACTGCCGACAATGAGCTTAAAAATACGGTGTCTGACCTGACAAATGACGTAGAAAGCCTTACCTCTAAGGTAAATTCACATGATTTGACACTCCAAGACATGCAAGCGTACAAGCATGTGAAAAGCATTACCACAAGTGGTGTGTTTACAACCATTAAGTTCACAACGGGATGGCAGATTGTAAGCGCGAGCGTACCCATCAACGCCAGTCTGACACAGCAAGTAGGGTCGATGTACCAAACAAACAAAAGTCCCATTTCCCACGAAAGTTACCCCTACCCTTCCCCATTTACTGCCGCGCCCAGCTTTATTGGTGCGGACTTTAGGAGCACCAACTATCAAGGGGCGCTGGTTGTTCTGGATATTGACAGCCGGGACGACAACTTGAGGAAATACTTGCCGGAGATTCAGCTGATGAACGGGAACAGCCGGACTTGCCAAGGCAACGTGCATTTCCTGATTATCGGACAGAGTACAACTTAACTACCCTATAGGCGTTGCGCCGGGAAGTGCGGTGGAAAAAATTTCAACCCTTTCCACCGCATTTTCCACTTGACAGAGTAACACTAAAAGTGTATAATAAAAGCATAGCAAAATGAAAGGAGCTAGAATGATGAACAAAAAAGAAATTGAAATTGCTGAAAAGTCTTTCGAGATAATCGAAAAATGCAAAGATGATTTGCTTGAATTATGTGATGGACAATCTATATCCATGACTTTATCGGTTCTAATTGCAAGTGCAGACAGCTTGCTAGAAACGGCTAAAGAAATCAGGGAGCGAGCCAGCGAAAGAAAGGATGTTTGGGATTTAATTAGGGATGTTTTAGAGGAAACCTTAAAATAAAAGGGGGTATTTTATTTCAATTTTCAGATTGCACGATGGTAAAAATGCTTTTTGAGAAAAAGCAATTTCAAAATAAAAATTCACAGGGGCGCACGCCCGGAAAGGAACTATAATGATTACGATTGAATATAGTATAAAAATAAACGAAAATGAGGAACAGGAATTTTTAACAAATGTTGAACAAACGCTTTTTGAACAGACGCTTTTTGTTCTTTTAAGATGTGGTTACAACATCAACTGTATCACTGTCATGAAACAATGAAAACGGCTATAATACATGGGAGAAAAGTTTACCTATTCCCGGATGAATGCGGTACATATAAAGTAATACAGGACGTAGAAGGGAAAATACCGTATAATAAATGTTTCAACGTTTATTATAATGCAAGCGGGTATTTCACGGTTGAATACATACGCAAGCGAGAAAGACTAGGAAAAATCGAGTGGAGATAAAACGGGGGCCGGTGATCTGCCGGCCCTTAAAATTTTGATTGAAAAAGTGTTGACAAACGAAATGGCTTGTGCTACAATAGTAGCAACGAAAGACGAAAGGGGCAAAAGAAAATGAAAAAGTATTACAACGTTGAATTAAGTGGACTGGATGCGGAAAGACTTTCGTATTACCTAACCAAAAACAATTTTGAGTTTGAAATAAGCGGAGCTTATAACCTTACACATTTTAAAATACTGGCAACGCCGAAACAGGCCGATGCAATCAATGTTTGGATGGATGAACAACTGTAAGGAGGTAAATAAAATGGCTGAACTCATTATATTAACATCAACATTTTTCATCCTAGCGGCTTTTGGTGGATGGATAAATAGACATAGCAGAGCGGCAAACAGGCTATGTTGCATGTTCGAGAGATTCATAGCAAGGGCCACGGAAAGCATCGCCTGGGCGATTATAGGAGGGAAATAAAATGGGTGTGATTATTTATGAAATAAAAGTCAACGAAGCTGAATTTAATCAGCTGGAACAAGCTTTGCGGGGTTATATAGCAGGACTTGAAAAAGAGCGAAATAAAGCAAACAATAAAGTTGAACTGGAATTCATACAATATAAAATCGAAAGCTCTATGAGGGCCTTAAAGGCATTAAGAAGGGCATGGATAGATAACTTGTATGAGAGTTGATAGGAGGAAAATAAAATGGCTAGATTTGATGATGGAATACACTGTATATTGGGCCGGAAAGCAATAATTAAAGATAATAAGGTTGAATACTTCCTAATAGATGGCATTAAAGTAGTGCCTGAAATAAAAGTGTATTCAACAAACGGGAATGAATATTGGATGCCACAAAATAATGTGCATGTAAACAGCTTATACAGGTACAACCAATATGATAGGGTGTTGATACACATAGATGAATATAATAGATATATGGGGGCTGATTAAGCCCCCTATTTATTGTTCATATAATGATATTAAATATTACTGTAAAAAGGTGTTGACATATTGACAGGAGTGTGCTATAATGATATCGTGGGAGAAGAGACTTTTCTTCTCCCATTCGGCTTGGGGAAAAATGAGAATCATTCGCACTAAGGGCTGTCTCTTATACACATCT